AGTTCTGATAAAACTTTACTTTTATCAGATGGAGCAACATCTGATGGTAAAAATTTTTATCTTAAATTAACTGGCACCATGACTGGTAATGTTAATCTTATTATACCTGCATCAACAACTGGTGGTACAGCTACTAGAGTTTATGTAGTGCAAGATGCAACAGACAGAACAACAACAAACAAATATACATTAGGTATTAAAACAGCTGGATCATCAAATCCAATAGCAGTTCCTGTTGGAGCTACAATGTTAATTCATTCTGATGGAACAGACGCAAGATTAGACATTTTACAAAAAGGCAACTTTGCAATTACATCATCTTCCATCACAGCTTACACAGCGGTAGCCGGAGATAATTTATTAATAGATACACAAGCAGCTCAAGTTACAATTACACTACCAGCCTCACCAGCTATGGGTGATGAAGTTAGTTTTATGGATGTATCTCCAAGTGGAGGTTTTGCCACTAACAAAGTAACAATAGACAGAAACAGTCAACCAATTAGAGGTGCTGCATCTAATTTAGAATTAGTTGCTAACAATCAATCGATTAAATTAAGATACACTAACGCAACCAAAGGTTGGCAATACGTATACAACGTAACATCATAGGAGTAAAAAATGCCGCTTACGAAAATTAAGTTTGCTCCTGGAATCGACAAACAAGATACATCAGTTGGAGCAGAGGGTCGTTGGGTAGACTCTGATAATGTAAGATTTAGATATGGCCTACCAGAAAAAGTAGGTGGTTGGCAATCTCTTTTAACAGATACTATTGTCGGTGTAGCTAGAAAACAACACGCTTTTGTTGACACAGATGGTAATAGATATGTAGCTCTCGGTACAGATAAATTTTTACTTTTATATTTTGAAGGTCAACTATTTGACATAACTCCATTACAAACTGCAATCACAGGTGCAACTTTTACTTTTAATGGAACAACAACTGTAACTTTAACAACATCAGCGGACCACGGAATTGCTGTAGGAGATATTATTAGACTAAGCTCTACAACCTTACCAGGTGGTACAACGGGTGTAACAACAGCAACTTTTAATGATATAAACTTTCAAGTTTTATCTGTTCCAACTTCTACAACTTTAACTATTCAAGCGGCTACTGCAGGTTCAGCATCTAGTGGTGGATCGGTAACTATTACTCCTTATGAAGTAGTAGGTCCAGCAGCACAATCTTATGGTTATGGTTTTGGTATTGGAAACTATGGTGGAACAATTACAGGTGTTTCACAAACAGAATTAGATGGATCGTTAAACGCAGACACTGCAGGTACAGGTGGATCGGGGACCGCGGTTACTGTAGACTCAACTACTGGTTTTGATGCTGCGGGTACTATTTTAGTAGGTAGCGAATTAATTACATATACATCAAAAAGTTCTACACAATTTTTAGGTATTACTAGAGGTACAAATGGAACGGCGACTGCTGGTACATCAAATGGTCAGGCACATAGTACTAACTCTGTTGTTCAAAATGCAACTAACTTTACAGGTTTTGGTAGTGCAGTACAGGCATCAACTGTAACTCTTGAACCAGGACTTTGGTCATTGAGTAATTTTGGTGAAGTTCTTGTTGCAACAATTGCTAATGGTAAAACATTTACGTGGAACGCAGGAGCTGCTAATCCTACAGGAACTAGAGCATCTACATCTACATCTGGATTTGCAACAACTAATAATCCAACTGCAACTAGAGTAACACTTATCTCACCAACAACACGTCACTTAATTCATTTTGGAACTGAAGTAACAATAGGTACACCAACAACTCAAGATGATATGCTTATAAGATTCTCTGTTGATGAAGATATAAATAACTATACACCAGAGGCAACTAACACAGCAGGGACACAAAGATTACAAGATGGTACAAAAATTATGGGTGCCTTAGTTGCAAAAGAAAATATTCTAGTATGGACTGATAATGCATTGTATGCAATGAAATTTGTAGGTGCACCATTTACATTTGGTTTTGAACAAGTTGGTACTAACTGTGGATTAATTGGTAAGAATGCAGCTATTGAAATTGATGGTGTTGCATACTGGATGGGTAACAATGGTTTCTTCTCTTTTGATGGTACAGTTAACACACTACCATGCAGTGTTGAAGATTTTATTTACGATGACATTGATACCACGAAAGGACAACAAATATGTGCGGGTATAAATAATCTATTTACAGAAGTTATTTGGTGGTATCCAACATCTAATGCTACTTTTAATGATAGATATGTAGTTTACAATTATGGTGAAGATAATTCTAATTTAGCTATGGGTAATTGGTATACAGGTACAAATACAAATTCTATAAGAACAACTTGGATTGATTCATTAGTATATCCAAAACCATATGCAACTGCATATAACAGTACAGCTACGGGTACATTTCCTATTATTCAAGGTGAAACAGGTTTAGGTCAAACCGTATTTTTTGAACACGAAATAGGAACTGATCAAGTTAATCCTGATGGTAGTACAACAGCTTTAACATCTTTTGTAGAGTCTTTTAGTTTTTCACTACAAAAAGATCAAAGTGAAATATTTTTAGCCATGCGTAGATTTTTACCTAACTTTAAAGTATTAACAGGTAACAATCAAGTAACAATATCTGTCAAAGATTTTCCTGCAGATAATAGCACAGCTACAAATTTAAGTCCTTTTACAATTACATCTAGCACAACTAAAGTTGACACTAGAGCTAGAGGAAGATATGCAAATATTAAAATAGAAAACACAGGGGCCGGCGAATCGTGGAGATTTGGTACGTTTCAAGTGGACCTACAACCAGATGGAAGGAGGGGATAATGGCAAAAATAGTAGTAAGATTACCAGAGCCTAAAAAAGAATATAGTGAAGATAACCAAAGACAGATTAACAGAGCATTAACAACTTTAATAGAACAATTAAACTCTACATATTTAACACAACAAAAAGAAGACCAAGAACGATTTACTTGGTTAGGATTAGGATAATGGCAAATATATATAAAAACGAAAAAACAAGTTTAACAAATACAGATTTAACTACACTATATACAGTGCCATCAAACTCTAGAGCTATTGTAAAATCATTATTAGTAGCAGAAGACAACGCTGGTGCAGCAGTTGTAAAAGTTACTTTAGTTGATGCTAGCTCTAATATATTTGTAGTAGATAATGATGTTGATTTATCAGCTAATCAAAAAGAACAAGTATTAAGCGAGCCTTTAATTATGAAAGAAAGTGAGATATTAAAAGTACAGGCTAGTAGTGGTCAAGTAGATGTTATTGCGTCAGTATTAGAAATAAACAGGGAGGACAGATAATGCCATTTGTAGAACAAGAAGAAGGTTACGAAGAAAAAATAATAGATGGTAAAACAGTCAAAGTATATAAACCAAGAGTAGAAGTAACTATAAAACATCTTCAAACAGGCAGAGAATACTTGTCTGATAAAGAAGCAGAAGATGATGTAAATAGCCCAATTACTGACACTACACAGGATGATATATCAAGAAATGTTAATATTATAGTAGGACCATCAGCTTTTGGTAACAAAACTAATCTATAGGAGTCGTTGACGAATGTATAAAAACCTAGTAAATTGTGATACACTCGCCTATTTACAAGCTTTGCGCACTTGCTTTAACATCAATAATATAAAGAGAAACTATGGGATTTTTTGATAAATTTATACCAAAAGAAATAACAAAACCTTTTACAAAAGTAGCACGTAAAGTTATTCCAAAAGAGTTAAGACCCGCATTACCTTTTTTAGCAGCGGCTACACCTTTTTTATTACCAACAACAGGAATATTTGCTAGTAACATAGCAAGAGCTTTAGCTTCAGGTGCAGCTAATATAGGATCACAAAAAGTTTTAGATCCAGAGGGTGAGTTAAATGATTTATCTGTATTATTAGCTGGATTAAGTGGTGCGATGACTGGGCCAAAAACAGCAGACAATTTAAGAGCTGGTATGAACTTACCAGAAACAACAGCAAGAGAAGCTGGAATTATGAGAGCAAGTGGAATACCTGCTGGTGATATTACAGGAGTAGGTAAAACAGGATTTTTCGCTGGAGCAGAAAATTTAGGTAGAGAAGGATTAGCAACTCTATCTGACTATATGACTGGATCTCAAGAAGCATTAGCAAATTTAGGAGCTGATCCAGGATCTTTATTTACAAAAGCTGGAGCAAAAGCAGCAGGTAAAGCGATAGCCCCAATAGCAGCACAAGGAACAGGTGATCTTGCATATGCAGAAGCAACTAGAGCATTAAGAGAGTTTAATGCAGCAGAAGCGGCAGAACTAGCACAAGCAGGATTAGATGAAGCAGCAATTGCAAATGCTAGAAGAGCTGCAATTAGAGAAGCGATGGAAGTATCTGGATTTACAGAAGAAGACATATTAGAAACATTTGATGAGATAGGATTAAAAGAAGGTGGTATTGTATCTTTAGCAGAAGGTGGTATGTTAAACTTTGGTGGTAGAGAAATGGATTTAAGAGGTGGTGGTTTTGTGCCAATAGGCAAAAAAGAAAAAGCAGATGATGTGCCTGCAAGATTATCTAAAAATGAATTTGTAATGACTGCTGATGCAGTTAGAGCAGCAGGTGGTGGTAGTGTAAATAAAGGAGCACAGCGTATGTATGATTTAATGAATAACTTAGAGGCTAGAGGATAATGGCAGTAGAACAAACACAAGTATTACCAGCACCGGTACTAGAGGGCGCACTTACAGCCTTTACTAAAAAATTACAACCGTTAATTGGACAGCAAATAGATACAACAAAATTTGATCCACAAGTTGCAGCACAAACACAATTACAAAAAGATGCATCAGCTGCAGCAGCAGGATTAGGATCTTTAGTTGGACCACAAGCGTTTCAACCTTTTATGTCACCTTACCAACAAGAGGTGATTGATACTACACTTGCAGAATTTGATAGACAACAAGCCATACAACAAACAGGTTTAAGAGATGCAGCTATAAGTGCTGGAGCTTTTGGTGGAGCAAGACAAGGTATACAAGCAACGGAGGCAGCAAACCAAGCAGCGTTAGGTAGAGCAGGATTACAGGCACAATTATTACAACAAGGATTTCAACAAGCACAAGCAGCGGCAGCACAAGATTTACAAGCAAGACAAGGACTTGGTCAATTCCAACAAGCTATGGGTCAAGCTGATCAAGGATTTGCACAAGCACAATTAGATGCACAACAAATCGCTGCAAGAGAAGCACAGTTTGAACCATTTACAAGATTAGGTTTGGTCGGACAACAACTAGCACAGATACAACCAGGGGCATTTCCGACTACAACGATCGGATATCAACAAAGCGCAGCACCAGCAAGTCCATTATCTAGCTTCTTAGGAGGCGCAGCAGGAGCTGGCGGTGTACTAGGTAAGTTAGGAATATTTGGATAATGAATACATTTAGAAGACCAATGTTTAGAGGTGGTAAAGTAGATAGCCGTGGAACGGGGATTACGTCTGGGTTATCTTATGGTGGTAGAGTTGGTTTACAAGGTGGAGGTATGCCTCCAACAGGTAGCACATTTAATATAAATATGGGTGGACGTACACCAATACCAACTGGTTCAAATATTTTTAGACCTCCTATGGTAATTAATACAGGTAGAACATATTCAAGACCAATAGGACCACCTAGAGGTGGATTATCTGGTGGAAGTTTAGGTAGTAGACTTTTATCTAGATCTATGAATCTTCCATTTGTAGGTAAAGCTATGAGACCTTTATTTGGAGGATTGGGTGGTGGTGCTACTTTAGCAACAGGAGGAGCAGGTTTATTTGGATTAGGAGCTCTTGGAGGAATAGGCATTGGTCAATTAGCTGATTTTTATGCACGAGGATCTTCTACACCTGAAGGATACGCAAGATTAAAAGAAATGGGTGGACCTAATTTTAATTTTGATGAAACAAATATAGATGTTGGAGAAGTATTTAAATACATTGATGAAGGTAATCAAATGGGTGAAAAGTATGGATTCTTTCCTAGAGGTGGTAAAGCAAAAAGATTAGAAGAAATGGGATTAACTGGAACATACGATCCTGACAGTGGTGAACGATTAGAAAATCCATTAGGAGACAAAAAAGAAGAAAAAGCATTAACACCAGAACAACTTAGAATATTAGAATTAGAAAAATTAATTGAAGGAATGACTAAAGTTGATCCTAAAGTTAAAGATACTGACACAGAAGAAAGTGTTGAAATAGACAAAGAAAAATTTGCTAAAATATTAGGCAAAGATAAAGCTAGAGGTCAAGATATATCTGACATGTTATTAAGTTTTTCTAGTAAAGCGTTAGCTCCTGATGCTACAGTTAAATCTGCATTTGCAGAATTTGCAGCTGATGAAGTTAAGAGACCAAGCAGAGCTAGAAAAATAGACGATAGTGCTGCAGCTCTTGCAATTAATAAATACATTAAAGGTGAGATATCCAAACAAGAAGCAGATACTTTAATTAAAAGATTAGAATTACAATCTAAACTTACAGCTGATAGAACTACTAAAACAGCCGCTGAATATATCCAAGCTTCTGATGCAGCTACATTTTCTGGTAGAGTAAAAGAAGGATTAAACTCAGCATATTCTAGACAAGGAATAGTGCCTTCGTTTAAAGAAGTTACATCTAAAGAAATGGATGATCCTGAAAAATTTAAATTTGGACCAGAAGACGTAGGAATAATATTTATAGAAACAGATACTAAAAAAGCTTATTCATTTGATGAAGCAGGTAACGAGATATTAATATACCAAGGATAGGAGACACATGCCTATTATCCAAACTCCAGAAGATCAAAGACAAGATACAGGACTAACTAAGTCAATACTAGCTGGCGTAGGGTCTGGTGTATTTAAAATATTTGAAGGAGCTGCAACACTTGGTGCAACTCTTTTAGATTTAGGTGTAGATAAAAATAGAGCAGAGGCAGTAGAAGCATTCTTTGATGATATTAATCCTTTTGATGAAGCAGCAGAAGCAACAGCTGCAGGTAGAATTACAGAACTAATTGTTAACATAGGTGTGCCTGGTGGTCTTGCATTTAAGATTGGATCAGGTTTAACAAAAGCAACATTACAAGCAAAAAAAGCTGGTAAGTATTTAAGCCGAAATGAAAAATTAAAAAGATTTGGTAAAGGTGCTGTAGCTGGTGGTGTAGCAGAAGGAGTGTTTGTAGGTGATGTAGAAGAAGCTGGTTCATTTGGTGATTTTCTTGGTGGCCCTACACAAATAGAAAGAGATACAAGTGATCCCCAAACAGAATTATTAAATAGATTAAAATTTGGTGTAGAGGGCACATTATTTACAGGTGGTATTGGAGCTGTTGGTAAAACAATTTCTAAATTAAGAAACTCTGGTGGTACAGGTAAAGCTATTATAGATCCCATGGAAAAATGGATAGACAAATGGATATCTAAACCATTAAGAGCTAGAGGACCATTGGTTCAAGAAGGTTTTGAAGCACAAAAAAGATACGAAGGTTTATTAGCTAAAGATACAAACAAAGCTGAAAACGCCATGATAGCCATAGATAAAATAACAAATAGAATTCTTAAAAATTTTAAAAACGCTGGTAACAAAGTTGATGTAGAAAAAAGAAAAGAATTATTAAAAAAATTAAATAATATATTAACAGACGACAATAATTTAAGACCTGACATAGATCCAACAACCGGTGCTGTTACACTAAAAGATATAGATCCAACTAAAGCCACACAGTTTTCTCAAGAATTAATATCTACATACAAAGCTGATCCAAAAGACGTAGCAGCTTTATTAGAAAATTTTAAAGACATGCGAGGAACGTGGTCAGAATTATTTACCATGATGGGTGGTAGATTAACAGATGACGCTCTTGAAGATTTTCAAAAGGTAATACCAGCTGCAATTAATAACGCATTAGATAGAGGATACGAAGTATTTAAAAATAACCCTATGTCTATAGCAGATAACTACAGACCAAGTAAAAAAGTTATTAATGAGGCTGTACAAAATTTTAAAGATGAGGCTGCTAAAAAAGGTATTACGTTACCAGATGACGTAGCTAAATCTATGGTAAATGAAGTGTGGACAAATTCTAAATTACCTAGAGGCATAATGATGAATCCCAATACAAAATCAGGAGAAGTTAGATTTGGATCTGTGCCTGCATTTTTTGTTAAATCAGAAGCAGACGATATTACTAAAACAATGGCAAAAGATAAATCTTTTGTAAAAACAATTGGTGGTAAAAACATGACAGATCTTACCGGTGTAGGTAAAGAAGTCATGAGAAAATTATTAGGTAAAGCAGAAAACCCTATGTCAACAATTGTTGAAGGTACAAATGCATTATCAATACAAGTAAGATTAAATCAATACCTTGATGATCTTGTAGTGCAATCAAATAAAAATAAAGAAGTATATGATGCATGGTTAGCTGGTGGTAAGCAAGGACCAGAACCTAGAGTGCCGTTTCTTGTAAACAGTCCTGGAGAAGCAAAAAAATATTTTGGACAGCTTGCAGTAAAAGATAAAGATTATTCAATCATAGCTCCACAAAAAGGTGGCTCTATCAGATCTACAAAACTTGGTAGATTTGAGGATGTTGATGCAACAATTAAACCTGTAGATAAAATAGAAGAAGCAAGACTAGAAGAATTAGGTATTATAGATGAAATAACTAATCCAATAGCAGGTAAGTTTGCATTAAAAGATTATGCGGATGCTTTAAAAGAAGTAAGCAATTTAGGTAGAAGTAAAGATCTACCAGCAACACTATATCAAAATTTAGTGTTGTATCCAAAAGCTACATCACAAATGGCTAAAACAATTCTTGCACCATTTACACACGCAAGAAACTTTATTAGTGCTTCTGCTTTTGCAGCAGCAAATGGCTTTGTGCCTTTTGGTAGAACAGATGATGTTAAAAGAGCATTTGATTCATTACAGGTAAAAGGATTTAGAAAAGATAACGAGTTCTATCAAGAGTTATTAGAACTTGGTGTAGTAAACTCACAAGTTCAAGTTAGACAAGTTATGGATCTATTAGAGGATGTAGAGTTTGGTAAAGTATTAAACAGAGTCGGTCCAGATTACAACGGTTTTAATACATTTATGAAAGCATTAAAAAAGACTCAAAAGTTTGCACAAGATGCATACACAGCTGAAGATGATTTTTGGAAAATATTTACATTTTTAGGAGAACAAAGAAAAATAACAGAGGCTTACAAAAAAGCAGGATTAGAATTTGGTCAATCATTTATAGATCCAAAAGGTAAAAAACAAATATTTAACGAAGAATATATTAAAAAAGCTGCAGCTGATCTTGTTAAAAATAATGTACCGAACTATGCATTCGTATCAGAGTTTGTAAAAGGATTAAGAAAACTACCGGTTGGTAACTTTGTAGCCTTTCCTGCAGAGATAATGAGAACCGGCACAAACATAGTATCAACAGCATTAGATGAAATATTTTATACAACAACTATAAATGGTAGACAGGTTAATCCATTAAGAGCAAGAGGTTTACAAAGATTATTTGGTATGGGAGCTACAACAGCTGCACTACCTCTTGCAACTGTCTCTATGTTCCAAGCTATCGGTGATATTGCAGACGATGAATTAGAAGCAATGAGAAGATACGTGCCAGAGTGGTCTAAAAATTCTGTACTTGTACCATTTAAAAATGATGAAGGTAAATTTTCATACGTAGATTTTTCACACTTAAATGCATACGATACTTTAACACGACCAATACAGACTGTTATTAATGCAGTTAATTCTGGTAGAGCAGATAAAGATGGTATCATGGATGATTTTATTCTTGGACTTATTGAGTCTACAAAAGAAATAGGACAACCATTTATATCAGAATCTATTTGGACAGAGGCATTACAAGATATTGCACCAATACTTGGTAGAGCAGGTAGAACAGCAGATGGTAGAGAAATATATAATCAAGACCCTGCAATAGACCCTATTGGAACTAAGATAGCAAAATCAGTAGCTCACCTAGTAGAAGCACAGGCACCATTAAACTGGAGACAAATGGGTAGACTTGGTTTAGCAATAAGACCAATAGATGATCTTGGAAGATTAGACCA